TGCCGTACACTTCGAGGTAGCTGTTTCCGTTCTTGGAAACCTTGTTGTTTGGCGACTTCTTGTCGCTCAACCAGATGTCTAGTCTTGCCATCAGAATGGTACTCCATCAAAGCTATCACCGGTCTTCTTCGGTGCCGGTGTCTTGACCGCTCCCTTGACGATCTCCTTGGCCTTCTCCCAGGTCTCGTCGTCCGTCTTGGCGTCGGCCTCTGGGTCGTCGCCAGTCGGGATGAGGAACCCTGTAAGTAAAGCATACTTCAGTGCTCCTGTCGCTGCTTTGTACACAGCCTTGTCGCCTGAGTCTGCTCCGGTACCAACCGACTGCCACGTGATCGTCTCGCCTGTGTCGCCGTCTGTCAGCGTCCACGTGAATCGCAACGTGATGAGCGCCTGCTTGCCACTAGGTGTAAGCCCCTCGCTGATCACGTCGATGTTGGTCGGGGTCATAGACACGTTGAGCTTGGTCAGCTCAGCTCGTACCTTGTCCGCAACAGCGCTAGCCTGTACGAACTTGTACCCCTGGGCAGAGTTCGTGCCGCCCTTCTCCACGTAGCCAACGGCCTGCATGACCTTGGCAATCTTGCTAGCGAGTGTCGTCTTGGCTTCTGCCATGATTACCCCCTGCACTTGGTGAGCCACTGGCATCCTGCGCATGGCCACTTCTTCTTAGGATCCTCTCCCTCAGCGAGGGGAAGACGCCAGGGGATACGCCCCTGACTTAGAAACTTGTTGCCTGTCTTAAGGACACGCAACGCTTTCTCCTGCCACTCGTCACCAACGGTGTACTCCGCAATGCGGAAGTCGTCCTTGCTGACGTACACAACCCTAGCATGTACCTGAGCACCGGTCAAGTGCTCACGTGCCATCGCATACGACGCAGCTTGGATTGCGTGCTCTGGCTTAGGCCCCTTCAGGTAGGAGAAGCCACGAGAGTTCATCGACTTGAGCTCGATGACCTCTTCGTTGTCGTCTCCCTTCCACGTCACGAGGATGTCGATGTTGCCGGAGAATCCCATCTCCTCCCACAGCACAGGCACCTCGAACTGAATGGAATCGAAAAGCCCCGACGCTTCCAGCTTCTTGTACAGGACGTCAGCGATGACGTGCCCCTGTTCAAAGATGCGGTAGAGCCGAGGCTCGAACGGGTCGCTGGGCTCGACGTTGTTGTACGCATAGTACTGCGCACGTAGACAGCCGCCCAGTGTGCTGCCACGGAACGGCGTACTCGCCGGTCGCTCCGTCCTGGTGTTCTGCAATCCTAGATCAAACGCTTGAGCTACCGTGTTCATACGCCCTCCAAACAAAAGACCCACAGTGGGTCCGTCCACCGTGGATCTTAGAGCATGCGCTCTAGGCTGTCAAGCCTTACGCACAATCAAGCACCGCTTGTACGGCGCCTCTCCCTTTGATGAGGCAATCCCCCGGAACTCAGACTCGGAGATAACCACCCCGAACTTCTCCTTGCCCTTGCCTGTCATGGTCGGGTCGGCTAGCTGCCATCCAACCTCAGGATGGTACGCCACGCATACCATGTGGCCCCACGTCATGCCAGATTTCTTCAGCTTCTTGGCAAACGCGTTGACCTCGATGGCGTGCGTAGGGTAGTTGATTGGTGCTTGGACGTTGACGATGATTGCCTTGCCGCCCTTGCCTGCAAGCAGTACGTTGTTCCAGTCCATAGGATACCCGGCCTCGCAGTCCAGTCGCCTAAGCGCCTTGGCAAGGAGTGGGAAGTTGGTGCCATCCGGGCGACCATCCTTGTCCTCCCTCCCTGCGTCGGCCGCTGCGTTGATGCCGTCGAGTGCGGTAAAGTCCTTCTCGTACTTGTGCACCCAGGACGCAGCCGCAGCTGCGCTCGCCGGCCCACAGTCGTCAAGGATCAGGCCCTTCTCGATGTGCTTAAGTTGACTCTTGATCTGTAGTTTCATTTCGCCCTCTCGATAATCACTCGTGCAATCTCATACCAGTTGTTGTCAAAGTGTACGCCACGGTCATCGACGTAGGCCATAGCCCCTGGCTTGCCTTCCCCTACGTAGATGTCGTCGTACGGTACTCCCCACTCAGCGAGCAGCTCCTCCATTTCGCGGAGCCTCTCCTCCCTGTCTGGCCACTCCTCCCACGCACGAGCAGAGTGGATGAGGATCTTGAACCCCTCCTCCTGCAGCATGGTGAGAGCGTCTACGACACCGCTGGCAGGAACAACGGTGCCGAAGACGTGGATAGCGATGGTGTCGTCGAAGTCGACAGCCACCGTCTTAGCGAACTCTAGGTCCAGCTCCTGCTCTGTCATCAGCGGTGAAGGATCGTCACCATCGGCTTGAGCTTGGCGTACACGTCACGAAGCACGAGGACGTCGGCCTCGCAGTGCTCGATGATCTTCTCGTACGCAGCCCGGTCACCATGGTCCGCATCGTCCCACGTGCGCGGGTCGAGCGGGGTCTTCTTGTTCTCCACGCCGAAGTACTTGGACACGTTATCTAGGGACTTGCGCCCGATAGCAATGCTCGAGCCTGTCGCCTTGTACATCAGGTCCAGGTGCATGCGCGGATTGTACGGTCGGAACCCGTGGTACAACAGCCGCGAGTTCAGCACCGGCACGTCGAACAGCTTGGAGTTCCAGCCGACGATGACGTCGTACTTGTCAAGCTCCTCGCAGTACGCCTTCACCAACACGCTGTCATCCTGCCAGTTCTTGCCAGGATGAGTGTCGTGGCTAAGCGTCACGACGTTGCCAAGACTGTCAGCGATAGATCCGCACAACATGCGGCGCCAGTTGCTGAACGTCGTCTCGATATCGAAGTAGGCGATGTCAATACCCACGAACGGTGGGCTCTTGAACTTCACCTTCTGTGGCGGGAGATGGTCCTCCGGCGCCCCCTCTGCGTACCGCTTGTGGAACTTCTGGACCTGATCCTTGCTCATGTTGAGCATATCACCAATCTTGGTGAAGGAAAGTCCCTGCTCCTTGAGTGCGCCTACGCGCTCCACTAGGTTGGCCTTTGCCATTACTTACCTCCATTCGAGCTCATCTCAATGAGCCTCGATAGCGCGGTGATGATCGACCCCACAATGGAACCGATAATCCCCAGTCGCCACTTTAGCTCAAGATCGCCGGTCTGTCTAGCCTTCCGCACAGCACGAGACCCAGCCTGGTCTAGCTCGACGATGCGCAGCCGCTCGTCGATCACGTCAAGCCTGGCAAGGAGGATCTCAAACTGCGTCTTTGTCATCGTCCCCTCAGGAAATTTCCTGTTCTTGGAACAACGGTTTTAGGCAAGCCGACCTTTGGCCTACGGCCTCCGCCTCCAGGAGCAGACTTTAGTCCACCAGTATACCTGCCGCCAGTTCCAGATCCACCGCCGCCGACTTGTCCAGGAAGCCACATGTATCCTGTACCAATCAGCGTTCCTCTGGTCCAGGCAGGAGCACCTTTGCCCCAAATCTGAATGCCAGTTGCAGAGAATACCTTGCCCTGCGGCCTTGACGGCGGGGTGTAATGTCCTTCTGGTTCTGGTTCTGGTTCTTTCGCAAGTGGCTTGTCCTTGTTTGCCTTGAAACTGGGGTCGCTCTTAGATGTCGGAGCTGGCTTCCTCTCCCACGTAATCCCTGGTCCAACGAACTTCTCTGGCTTCACGAGATCCAAGTACAGCTCCTCGTGCCCGTCGATAGTGGCAACCCATTCCATCCCGCCAACGTTGTACGGTTCCACAATCATGTCTCCGCCAACAACAGAAGACTTCCTGTTGATCACCACGTTGACTGTCTCACCAAGCTTTGGAGTACCAGATATCCCGATTGGGCCGAAGACCTCAGACCTTAGCTGGACTCGGATGTCTGTTACATCTGAGTCGGTGCCGTTGTCGTTGATGGTATGCTGGGCAAAGTTGCCAGCAGACTCAGAGGAGATGAATCCTCCCTGCGTAAGGACAACCGGCAGAGCAGGGTCAGACACGGAATATGAAGAATTCTTAACAACTCCTTGACTCTTGACCCCGTTGACGGCCCCCTCTGTCGACGACCCAAGGAGGAACTCAGTGGTAGGAACTACCCTTACCGAGTTTACCTTGAGGCTACGGCGTGCCACGACCGAGTACCCCTTGATCTGACCAGGGTATACAAGGGTGGTCTGTGGCGTTGACGAGACATTGTGGTTTACAATAAGCGTATCGCCGGTGGGCGTAGCACCAGGAACACCATAGAAGTTGAACACGACCTTGCTGCTATCGGCTCTTGCCCCCATCTCAAACTCGGTTGTTTCCCTTAGAAAGTCTATCGGGGATTGACCCGCCGTTGCGTATGGATGTATCGTTGTACTTGACCCTGTGTTGATTTGGTTTAGAGATGTGAACTTGATGATTGGCTTTAGAGCTGTGTTTGTCTTGTTGAGATACCCTCCTGTAGCACTCTTGTTGCTGGTTGCCACATCTGTGGATGTAAGTGTGATTGTTTTTCTATCAGAGGAAATAGTTGCAACGACGTGGCTCGTTGCCTCGTTGATGGTAGATTCGCTTGTTTCTGACAAAACAACAGTGTCTCCAACATACAGGGTGGAGTCTGCTACCTTGGGCAGCACAACAGTTGTAGTGCCGTCGTTGCCAGAAGAGACAACGAAGTTGGCGCTTGTCATAGAAAGCTTCAGGTCAACGTAGTCCTTGCTACGATCCATGATGTCTGTGTACACAGAAGAGAAGATATTTGGCATGGTGTTAGACCTCAACCCAGACGTTACACCGGTATCAGAATACCTAGACTGTGACCCCCACAGGTAGTTATAATATCCTGTTGGGACGATGTTAACAGTATCGTCACGGACGTCTAGGATGTCAAAGTCGCCAATATAGAACGGCCTAACGGAAAACGAATAGGACACTCCCTCTGTCAGGATGGAATGGACCCTAGTCTTGAGGCCGTACGCGCATTCTGTTGCGCTGTCGTATTTAGTTATAGGGCGAAGCTTTACGCTGAACTCCATCTCTCTTGTCCCAGATGTACCAATGTCCGTAGTCCCAGATGCATAACTAATAGGTTCAGTTATAACAGCAATTGGACCTCCTGGGTTTGCATAGATAATGAATCCAATGGCATGGATGGCAAAGTCTTGGGAAACGTTCATGCCTGTGCATGGGTCGTAGAAAGAATATGGGATGTCGGTAAATGAATGGGAAACACCGATTCCAGTGCCCCTGAATATAAACAGAGAACCACTCAGTGTAATCGTTCCAGTCCTAACACCACCAGAAACTTCGTAGTCTACTGTGATCTCGCCCTCCTTGCCGAGAGGAGTTGTGCTGGACGCCGGAGCCCCTGAATAAACCCTGATGTCTCCGTTGCTTGTATCGTTAGACTCTGCGACAGAAGCATGAGAGCTGTGCTTCTGCAACTCATTGTCCATCTTTACTGCGTTTTCAATGATAGCCTTTGGCGTAAACTGTTGTAGATGGCAATGGACTAACAAGAAGGTTTGCATACGATGTTGCGCTTCCGCTCGCACTTGACATGCTTCCGCCAGTCACCGGGAAATCTCTGGCCATTGTCCCGTAATCTCTGCCCCTAACTGTATTCCCAGAGGCTCTTGCATTGCTGGTGTACTTACTGCTATCAATAAGCGTCATAATTGTTTCGTCTGTATTTGGGACAGCCTTTTGCCCAAGCTTTGGGCCAGGCAAAGGAGTGTAATACTTGCCAGCTGCAGCCATGTAGTCTACCCCAGAGATGACAACCTCGTTCTCTCCAGCGTCGTAGTCGGTCAGGATCCCGCCCTGGATCGTAACATAGTCTGTTCCGTCCCACCTCTGAACAAAGTAGTGCTGCCTCAGCGGGTTGATTAGCGGAAGGACTGGGTGGTCAATTGGAAGTGTGAAGTACATAGATCCAGCGTCGTTTGCGTACAGCTGGACGCCAACGTCACGGGCATCGCTAATGACAGCAACAACATCCTTTGGCCCGAATGGGGCCGTGGCATGGTTGTATGCGTTCATATCCTTGATGACGATGACGTTCTTTCTTGCCATTAAAGGATGGCCTCCCTAATCGTGATTGTCACGGTTGCGCTAGAGTGCGCAGTTACTGACACAGACGATGTCCCGGGCGGGATAGCGAAGAACTCGTATGCTGTCAGCGTTGCCGAACTCGTCGATGAAGATGTCTTGAACGTGTCCGTTACGCTGGTTGCCACGGCTGAATGTGACACAACGTCAGATCCAAGTGTAGCGCTGATCGTGGCTGACGACGAGTTTGCCCACGTTACGGTTGGCCACGCGACTGTAGTCCCACGGTTGATTACGCTAATAGTACCGCTGCCGGTTCTGGTGAATGTAGACTCTGACGAGAAGTACTTGTATGGGTCCTCTGCGATAAGGTTTACCTGCGTCATGGCAGCGTATCCCTTTTCGTTCACTCCAGCAGCCGTTGACTTCTCTGTTACAAAGCGAGGCATTGCGACAGGGCGGACAAGCATGTACAGGCTATAGTCAGCAACGGCATCACTCTGCTGTGTGAACGATAGCTTTCGCATTCCATCGGCTGGCAGGGCCGGGTATGTGCCAGTATCAGCAGCCTTTGGCTGTGCCTGAAGCGCCTCGTTCAGGGCAGTGATCTTGTCCCAGAAGTCTCCGTACGTGCTGCCGTACACGGCAACAACCAAAGAGATCTGCCTACCGCCGAGGTACGCGTCGTAGCTATCGACACCGTCAACAAGCGGTGCGTCCTCTGTAAACGCACTGACGTTGACAACACTGAAGTCTACGCTCTCTACGCTGTACCCAGACAGTGGAGATGACCCAACTGCATTGGGGTCCCGGATGCTGTTGATGTCAAGCGCTGCCTTTCCAGGCCTTTGAATCGTGATCGCTGCTGATAGGTCCATATTACGGGGTCTTCCTTACTCTGCGGACTGCCTTTGAGATCATCTCCCACCTACGCTGTGCTGCGCCGTATAGCTGGGCCAGCTGGATGCTGTTCGTGTCGGATGCCCCAGCTGCGACGGCCCACTGTTGGAACCGCACGCGGTCGGAGATCAGCATGAACATTGCTTCTTTGGCGACCCAGGCACGCACGGCGTTAGTAGCATCGTCGTCGAGCTCGATAGAGGACGCGTCAGACGCGGGCTGGGTATAGTGCTTGTATCCAAACACCCGCAGTGTACAGTTGTTAGGCAGGACGAAATACTGTGGCATGTGCAGCTTTCCATTGATGAAGTCCCATCCACCATTAGCGTCCGTAGTCTGCGAATAAGGGACCGTAAGCAGTAACTTGCCGCCAGAGTTATAAGCGTCCACGCGGTAAACGCTGTCCAGCGTGAGTGTGTCAATAGTAAAGAAAGCTCCGACAGCCGGAGCAGTATAGGATGCGGTCTCATATGTCTCCTGTGGCCGGACTCGGGAGACTTCCTGCACACCCCACTTGATCATGTCGTTGAGTTCGTCATTCGACCACGTCGGGGTGGCGCCGGAATCCCGCAGGTCCCGTCGTACAATTGTCCTTAGTGCACTTAGTGTGATTGCCATGTGGTCTCCTGTGCTTTGGGGGAGAGGCCGAAGCCCCTCCCCCGTAGCTAGCTAACTCTTAGATCGTCGTTGCGGTCGACTCAATGCGGAGGTAGCGCGGCTGGCCAGTCGAGGTGTTTGAACCATCGAACTCGCCGGTCGTGCCCTCACCACGGAGGATCGCACCGAAGCGCATCTTGAAGCCAAGCGTTGCAACCTGAGCGATAGGATCGCTATGGTCGCCGCCCGGAGCCACGAAGTAGCTCTGGAGCGTCTGGCTGTCGCCAACGATGTAAGCGTCGGGCCCGAAGAGGAACGACGAGTACACGTCTGCTCCGCCGCCACCGGCAGCAGAGAACACCTTGGCGCTCGGGGAAACGAGGAAGCGCACACCAGCGTACGCGCCGATCTCTCCGTTCAGGAGGTCGAGCGACTTGGTGTACTTCGTTGCCTCGAGGAAGCCGTTGGCGCTGGTATCCGTCAAGAGGTCGAACTCGACCGCAGGATGGATGATGCAGCGGTAGAAGCCGTCAGCAAACGTAGGAACGTTTGCAGCCTTGAGCTTCGCAACAGCCTTCTTGATCGTGAGACCAACGACCCCGTCGTTGCTCCCGGTTCCAACGTTGGCGCGAGCCGTAGCGTCGCCAGCGTACATAACGTTCGTCCCCTGGTTGATAACATCACGGATGATGTTGTCCATCGACTCGGTTGCTGCGCGAGCAAGGCGCTCCGAAGCAATCGAGATCAGATCGTGCGGGCTGTCAAGCTGCGCAAGATCGGAGACCTTGAGGACCTTACCATACTGCTTCGGGACGAACGACTCAGTCGTGATCGTGAGATCGTACTCAGCCGGCGAACCTGCCTCGGTAAGGGTATCGCTCACACCAAGCGGCGTGAGGTCTGGGTAGCGCGCATAGCGAATCTCGTTGCTGCCCTTCTGGAAGCGGCCTGCCGTGTAGTTACCCGGCATTGCGTGCACCAGTCGGTTGCGCAGGTTCTCTTGAGCCTGCGAAGCCACGAGCTCCGTGATGAGCGCAGAATAAGCGTTAGAGCTGTTCGTATCGAGCAGCGCACGCGTCTGCGTAGCCATCTATGAACTCCTTATTCCCCCCAAGGGTTGCCAAGGGCAGCGATGTCCTTAACAATATCCTCAGGGCTTCTCTTCCCTGCCTTGGCCGGTGAGGCCTTAGCAGGCTTATTAGGATCTACGAACTCCTCGGCAGGCTTACCACCGGTCTTGATCAGCGCCTCAAACTCGCGGGCTCGCTCCTCGTCGGTGAGCTCTGCGACCTTAGATTGCCACTGAACATACGTCGGGTACTCCTGTGCAAGCCGAGCCTTAGACTCAGCCTCCTTGGTAGCGCGCAGTTCCTTTTCCAACGTCTCAATCTTTCGTTGAGCGCGTTCGAACTCAGTTAGGCTGGCCTCTTCCATTTGGAGCTTCCAGGTTTGCACCTTTTCGTACTCCGCCTTAAGCTCATCCAACTGCTTCTTGGTAG